ACAACAATTCCTATAACTAGAGATGTTGCAACCACTAAAGCAACAGGATTTTCTACAGTTCCGCAGGCCAACCCTAAAGTAATACAGGTTACGGATTCTACAGTTGATGCCGTTTCAGTACAGATAACAGTTCCACAGCTTCAGAAATTTAGTGATAAGGGTGATATTTTTGGTACTGAAGTACAGCTTGAGATAGCTGTTCAATATTCTGGAGGTTCATATACTAATGTAGTTTTTGGTAACGCAGGGAAAATTACAGGTAGAACTCCTGATACTTATTTGCGTGACTATTTAATAAATTTAGATGGTGCTTTTCCTGTAAATATAAAAGTCACACGAATCACACCAGATAGTAGCTCAAGTAAATTAGTTAATGCGTTTCAATTTAATAACTATGTAGAAATTAAATATGATCAAAGAACATATCCAAACACAGCACTTGTTGGATTGAAAGTTGATGCTGAACAATTTAGTTCTATTCCAACTAGAAAATATTTAGTAAAAGGAATTAAAGTAAAAGTTCCTCATAATGCAACAGTAAGGGCAGATGGAAGTTTAACTTATACAGGAGTTTTTAATGGGACGCTTGGTGCTGCTCAATTCACCAATGATCCAGCATGGTGTTTATACGATCTTTTAACTTCTGACAGGTACGGATTGGGATCTCATTTGCAAGAATCAAGTTTAGATAAATTTAGTTTTTATCAGGCATCTCTTTACTCCTCACAACTTATAGATGATGGAACAGGTACAGGTAATACAGAACCTAGATTTACTTGCAATGTATCAATTCAAAATCAACAGGAAGCGTATAACGTAATAAATCAGATGTGTAGTGTGTTTAGATCAATGCCCTTTTGGAGTGCTGGTGCTTTAACAATTACACAAGACTCACCAAAGGATTCAAGTTATTTATTTACACTCGCAAATGTCTTAGAACCTGGTTTTAGCTATTCAAATACAAGTCAAAAGGCAAGACCTACAGTTGTTATTGCTAAATATTTAGATTTAGAACTTAGAGATGTAAATTATGTTGAGCAAATTGATACCGCAAACCAAGCTAGGTATGGATCAATTGTTAAAAATATAGATAGTTTCGCTTGCACATCAAGGGGGCAGGCTTCTCGTTTGGCAAAATGGATGCTCTACATGAGTAATGTAGAGAGAGAAGTCATTACATTTAGTTGTGGTATAGATGCTGGAGTTCTTGTAAGACCAGGACAAATCATAGAAGTTGCTGATCCTGTTAGGTCTGGGGAACGTAGAGGTGGTCGTATTGCTAGTGCAACAACTACAGCTATAACTGTAGATGACAATACAAATCTTGTTTTTCAAATAGGTTCTACTGTATCTGCAATTTTGCCTGATGGTTCAGTAGAAAACAAAACTGTTAGTGGTATATCAGGAAGTGTTATATCAGTTTCAACAGCTTTTACTTCTGCACCTCAAGCTAATAGTGTCTGGATTTATCAAACAACAGATATCCTTACATCAACTTGGAGAGTTCTATCAATAGAAGAAAAAGATAGAGCTTTCTATACAATTACAGCAAGCGAATACAATGCTGGTAAATATAATCATATTGAAAGTGGCATCACTTTACCAACAAGAGATATTACGAATTTAGATATACCTCCAAGTCCCCCAACAGGAGTAACAGGAGAAGAGGTTATTTATGAAGATACTGGAATTGCAAGAGTAAAAATTATAGTTAGTTGGACTACTTCTACTGATAATGTTTATGTTAGATGGAGATTTGAGCAAGGTAACTATACCTCTATTACTGTAGAGGGTGCTAAAAGTTATGAGATATTAGATACGATTGCAGGTAACTATACGATTGAAGTTTATAGCGTTAGTGCTTCTGGTTTAAGATCAACATTACCTAACTCTTTAACTCCATTTGTAGCTGCTGGTAAAACCGCATTACCTTCTAATGTTAGTGGTGTAACTTTGCTTCCTATAGATGAATCAAGTGCCATATTAAGTTGGAATCGTGCCACAGAGCTTGACGTGTTATTAGGAGGCAAAACTTTAATAAGACATTCATCTTTATCTTCTGCTGCACAATGGAAAGATGCACAAGAAATTGTTGTAGCTGCTGCTGGAAACCAAACTCAAAAAATTGTCCCATTATTAGAAGGAACTTATCTAATCAAATTTGAAGATGATGGTGGAAGGCAATCCCCTGCACCTGGTTCTAATGACTCGGATTGGAACAATACAAGAGTCACAACTAACTTACCTGCACCTTCTGAAAGATTGGTAGTATCAACGGTTGACGAGCATACTGCAAACTTCACAGGTTCTAAAAGTAATACTGTTTATGATGCTGCTTTAGATGCTTTAAAACTAACAGTAACCAATAATGCAACTGCAACAACAGGAGAATATATTTTTGCCAACTCTGTTGATTTGACTCAACCTTACGATGTTAATTTAAGAAAAACTTTAAAAGCAAGTAATTTTATCTTGAATAGTTTATGGGATTCGAGAACAGATTTAATTGATACGTGGGGTTATATTGATGCTGTTGGTGGTTTAACAGAAGCTACTGCTTGTAATGCTGCTGTCTATGTAAGGTCAACAAATGATGACCCTTCTGGATCGCCAACATGGAGTGCCTACAAGGAATTTAGTAACGTATTAATAACTGGAAGAGCATTTCAATTTAAGGCAATATTAACAAGTAGTGACACAAACCAAAACATAGCTGTAACTGAATTAGGAGCTACACTAGAATTACAAGGAAGAACAGAATCTATTTCAACTCCAGTTACTACTGGATCGTCACAATATACTGTTTCTTTTACAAATCCATTTAAACAAACACCACAAGTAGTAGTGACTCCAACAAATCAACAATCAGGTGATTTCTTTGAACTTGCTAATATAAGTAGGACAGGATTTCAAGTCACTTTTAAAAATGGAACTTCAGCAGTTGCACGATCTTTTGTATGGGCAGCATCAGGTTTTGGTAAGGAGGTTACATAAATGAGTAATACACATGATTTTGACATCGGAAATGCTGTAGGAGCTAGTTTTAGATCAGATTTAAATTTATGTTTAGCAGACATACAAACAACTAACAGAGGTTCAAACGAACCAACAACAAAAGTAAATGGGAAACTATGGGTAAACAGTAATAACAATACTTTAAATATTTATGATGGAACTAATTTTATAAATTTAGGAAAAGTAGATACTGCGGAGATGGGTCATGCTACAACGGCATCTCCAAGTTTTACTGGAACAATTACTTCTGCTGGTGACATTGTTTTATCTGGCACAGGGAAAATTAAACTTCCGACAGGAACAACAGCACAAAGACCTTCTGGAGTTACAGGAGATTTCAGATTCAATACTACTCTTACACAATTTGAAGGTTACGATGGATCGTCATGGGCAAAGGTAGGAGGTGTTCCAGCAGGTACAGTAATAACTTATGCTTCTTCTACTGTCCCTACAGGATTCTTGGAATGTAATGGTGCAAATGTATCTCGTTCTACCTATGCTCAGTTATATAGTGCGATAGGAAGCACATGGGGTAGTGGAGATGGATCTTCTACTTTTGGTTTACCTGATTTACGAGGAGAATTTGTAAGAGGTTGGGATCATAGTAGAAATGTAGATCAATCAAGAAATTTCGCAACCTCACAAGGTAGTCAAAATGGTCAGCATAGTCATGGAGTTAGTGATCCTAGTCACTCTCATACACAAAGAGGACTTGCTTTAAGTGGTGGTTCTGGTTCTGTTGCAATTACTCTTGGTTCTGGTCAGTCTTATCAATTAGGATATTCGGGAAGTCAATCATCAGTTACAACTGGAAGTGCAAGTACAGGTATTTCTATTAGTAATGCAGGTGGTACAGAATCAAGACCTCGAAACGTAGCTCTTATGTATATTATTAAATTCTAATTATGACAAACCGCAAAATATCAGAATTTACAGAGTTAACTGCACCAGCAAGTACAGATACGCTGCCAATAATTGACCAAAGTGCTTCTGGTACAGAAAAGAATAAAAAGATTAGTTATTCAAACCTGTTAAGTAATGCACCAGCAGGGTCAACGAGTTTACCTTCTTTTGCATTTACAGGCGACCCAAATACAGGTTTTACAAGTGCTGGAGCAGATGCTCTTCAGTTTGTAACGGCTGGTGCGGCAAGACTTACAATCAATTCTTCTGGAGTTGTAACAATACCTGGTGATTTGACTGTTAGTGGAACGACAACCACTATTGATACCACCAATCTTGATGTTGAAGATAAGAATATTACGCTTGGAAAGGTTAGCTCTCCCTCTGATACAACTGCTGATGGAGGTGGAATAACTCTAAAAGGTGCAACTGATAAGACATTTAACTGGGTAAATTCTACAGATTCTTGGACAAGTAGTGAGCATCTATCTGTTTCGGGACAAAAAGAAATCAGATATTTGGATAGTGACTCTTCTCATTATGTAGGTTTTAAATCTCCAGCTACAGTTTCATCTAATGTTGTCTGGACTTTACCAGCTACAGATACTTCAGTTAGTGGTTATG